CAACAAGCAGAGGTTCATTCGTGTCCAAGTCAACGGTCAACAGTTTGAGGAAACCTATGTTCCGAGTCGTGATATCAAGGGGATTTACCAAGTCGATGTCACCTACGGTATGGCTGCGGGAATGGACCCTAACCGCGCCCTTGTGTTCCTTCTGCAAGCACGTGGAGACAAACTCATCAGTCGTGACTTTGCTCTGCGACAGTTGCCTTTCGACGTTAACGTTGATCAAGTCATGGAGCAGATCGACACCGAAGAGCTGACTGATGCACTGAAGCAGATGCTTGCACAGACCGCCATGTCTGTCCCTGCTATGGCTGCCCAGGGTATGGACCCCACGGACACGCTAACCAAACTGGCTAGTGTGATGAAGGCTCGTGAGTCTGGTATCCCATTGCATGAGGCGATCCTGAAGGCCTTCACTCCTAAGCCACCGCCTCCGGGCACAGATGCCTCTCAGGGGCCTCCGCAGGGTCCTCCTGGTATAGGAGGTCCACCCGGACCTCCTGGAGCCCCACAAGGCCCTCCAGGGCCGCCTGGTGGCCAAATGCCGCAAGCACCACAGCAGCAAGATATCATGTCTATGCTTGCAGGGCTCTCCGGTGGAAGTGGCGCACCCAACCTCCAAGCTTCAGTCAAACGTCAAGGTCCCGCAGGATGATCAAAGGAATATTATTCAATGTCTGCTGACATCGTTCTCCTCAAGAAGCTCTTGGAAGCTGAGGGCGTAGATACCACGAGCGAAGGATTCGTTCGTGCACTTAGAAAGTTTCAGAATCCGGCCGGTTGTGAACTGTGTGGTTCACGCACTAAGATCGGCACTGTAGTCCCTGCCAAGGGCAAAACTCCTAGCTATGTGAAGACCGCTTGCTGCGGTCGGAAGGTTGGTTAAAATGGACCAGGGTGGTAGGCAGTTCGGTCTTCCTAATTTCTCCGATGCTATTCCTCCGGACCCGCCCCGTCAGGGCAGTATGGGTCCTGATGGCATGGGAAGCAACCGCGTTGATGAACACACTTTCGAGTCCGGCTCTGTTCCGGAGAACACCGGGGCTATCGAGTCCAACTGGATGGGTCTGGTTGATGATGACGGCCTGAGTGGTCATTCGATGGACTTCACCGCTATGGCCGGTGGAACTGGCGTTGCGAACAAGTGGCCGGGCGAGGGTATCCGAGGTTTCCGGTCCACTCCTGTCGGTGGTAGTTACAATCCGGGCCAGGGCAAGGGTGCTCCGTCCGTGGGCACTGAGCGAAGCTCTGCTAGTTGATGGAACGAATCCCGGTGGACGATGACGACGACGAGATCGGGGTTGTTTACAACCCCCTCTCACCCAAGAAGGGTTCCAAGTGGCTTATTCTCGGTGCGTTCTTCGAACTGATCGGGGATCTTTTCAAAGCCTTTCACAGCTTCTTCTACTCACTCACTGAAGAGTCTCTAGCCAAGTACCGCGCTGAGCGATCTCGGCAGGCCTTTGCTGAACAGGCTTCTCGTGAAATTGAAATGCTAACCTCGGGAGAGTTTGATGCCCCCACCGCAGAATCCGGCAGGAGCTTCGGGCCCGGGCCCTCTATCGAAGAGAACTGATGGCGGACCTGCTCAAGCACTCCGCCAGCTACCCAACGCAAAGTATGGGGAGAATAGCCAATTCCAGGCTCTACAGCAGGGTGCTTCACTTTCTGCTTCTCCCTCTCCGCAGGGTGCGCCTATGCAGGTTCCTGGTGGTCAGCCTGGCGAATTGCCACCGAATCCGGCCGCTGCTCAGGTCGTTCCCTTCTCTGCACCCACACAGAGGCCTAATGAACCTGTAACAAGCGGTGCTGCTCTTGGTCCCGGCCCGGGACCTATCGGTCCTCAGCAGGCCACCATGCAAGCTGCGCAGACAGACATGGGAAAGATTCAGCAGGCAATGCCCTACTTTCAGATGCTGGCAAATATGCCGGATGCTAATCCGTCCACCCGTATGCTGGTGAACATGGTGAATGGAATGCCTGGCCGATGAGTACTCCGCTAGCTACACCGATGAATTTCATGGGTAACGTGTTGGAAAACTTCAACCAGGATCCGCATGCGGCTCAGAATATCGAGCTTGCTCCGGGAGTGGCCATGGACGTTTTGAGAAACGCACCAGCAGATACGTTCGCCAACATCCCGCACTTTGAATTTGAGGCAGGAAACAGTGACACAGCCAACCCTTCAGGACCTGGGAGCCCAGCCACAACCTAGCGGTGCTTTGGGGCAATCTGGGGCTCTGACGCCCCAGTCAGGTGCTATCGGTGGCTCACAGGTTATCGGCCAACCGCAGATTCAACAGGCACAGCAGCAACAGCAGTTGGCCGCTATCACGGCCGCACAGGAGCAGTCTGCTGCACAAGACCAGCAGAACCAGCAGGACAAGTCTAAGGGTTGGTCTCTCAGTAACCCTTTTCAGGACATCGGCCAGATTTGGCACGATGTTGAGACACACACAGTCTCACCAGCTTTTCATGCGGACAACTGGGTTCTTCAGAATCTGATCAAGCGACCCATATCAACTGCTGCTATCTACATGGGGCATGCGGGCTATGAGGCCTCACAGGGTCATGCGAACTGGTCACTGGCTCAGAGCTCTCTGTGGGCACAGTCCTGGAATGCCTCTGCGCATATTTCTATGGGCCGTTCGCTGGTGCTTGCAGCCAATGATCAGGGACATGTCGGGCCGTTCACTGTTCAATGGTCGCCTTCACTGGATCATCAGTTCGTAGATCCTCTGAATGTTCAGCAGCGGGACGCCTACCTGAATGACAAGTCCAGCCCTGTGCACATGGCCACTCAGATAGCGTCGGGTGGAATGGATGCACTTGTTGACTGGTTCGCGGATCCGGCAAACCACATCACCAGAGTTGCTGATACTCTTCGGGTCATGAAGAATGCTCCGGTTCTAAACTCGGATTCTTCGGCTGAACGTATTGCCAAGTTGAATGCCCCCAGTTCTGCCAAGTTTGACCAGGCTGTTCCTAACATGGACTTTGCTCAGCTCGCTGAGCACCCTATCGTCAAGGGCACGTCTGACAATGCCAACCCTCTGCGCTATGAGACTGCTGCGCTTCTCGCAGCCGCTAAGACTCCTGAGGAGTCGAACCTGATTCGTCAGGTGTTGGCCGGTATTCCGGATGCGCTGAATCAGGTTCAGAATGCTGCTGAGGTTCCAGGCGAGGTTGTTTCTTCAGCCAAGTCGCTAGACAAGCTGGCTAACCAGAACCAGAACCTGGCCGCACAAGTGAGCAATATGCTCATGCCGCTAGAGATCAATGAACAGTACGCTATGACTGCTTCCTCAGAAGCAGAACGTGATGACTGGTTGCAGAAGGTTAATGCCGTCAAGGCTAAGGCTGCGCAGTCTAGTGTAAACATGGATCCTGATACAGCCGCTCGTGTAGCAAAGCTGTTCGGCATGCAGCGGGATATCACCAGATCTTCAGCAATAACCAATAAGCTGGCTGAGCTTAAGGGCGCTGGCAAGTATGCCAATACTCGTGACACTTCTGCTCTGCACTTTATTCACAATGCCATGTACGCGTATCCAGTTCGTTTCTATCAGTCCTTGACTGATCGCGTTCCTGGTCTGATCAACCACAACCAGGACAATGCCGTAGAGTATGCACGAACCTGGTTGAACAAGTCTTCTAGCCTCACCCCGGACGAAAAGGTTGCCTATACACAGCAGTATGCTAACGCACCTATCGGTGATCGTCAGCGTGTGTGGACCAACATCGAGAATGATGTCTACAACAAGGTAGGCCAGAAATATGGTCTTCCCTCGGATCAGATGCAGAAAATCCTCACAACCACTCGTAAGAAGGGGCAGTCTATTTACATGGCTGCCAAGTCCCGTGCGTACGGGACTCTAACGGTTGATAAGGAAGATCCGGCTGCCATTCTGCCGTCCGATGATGAGAGCGTAGTTCTTCATCCGCAGCTTATCACCCAGCTTGAGGCTGGAGCGATGCCCTTGGCAAATCTGAAACAGCTTGAAAATGCTCTGGATCGCATGCAGGACACTGGACTACTGGCACCTATCAGAAACGCCGGAGCCTACGCTAAGGACATGCTGGGCTACCTCATGGATAACGTCTATGGGCTTTGGAAGCCGCTTACTCTGATGACCGGCCACCGTGTGTTCAACCACGTTGGTGACGACTTTCTTCGGGGTGTGGCCAAGCTTGGCGGTTTGGACACAATCAACAACACTGTGGAAGGCGCAGGAAACTTCCTGCGAAACAACTACGCTCGTGTGAACAACAACCTGATCGTTGATAACGTGATGGGTAAGTATCAGCAGTCTGTTGGTATTGCTAAAGCCAACTATGATGGCCTGCTGGCCCAGTACAAGACTCAACGTGGTTGGGGAGTCAACAATATCCCCCAGGACATTCGGATCACCCCGCAGCAGCTTCAGGACAAGAAGCGGATCTATGATACGCTGAAGAAGACACCTCCCGCATTTGTCAACCAGAGTCACCGTCTTGGTGAGGGAACCTTTAAGATCCCCAGATCTAACATCTCCTGGGATGAGGCTTTCGGTGGCCCTAACGGTGACTATCAGCGCTATGCGACTTCCTCGCACCCCACGTTCATGTCCACGATTGACGGGGCATCAAAGATGTCCCATGCCACACAGATGGCGCTTCGTGGAAAGGGCTTCGCTTCACTGAATGCTATCGATCATCCTGGGCAGTATGAGCGTGCCTATGTGCACTATATCAGAAACCAGATGATGCCTGATCCTGCGGCTAAGCAGATCGTTGCTGGGACACCACTCGATGATGTAGCCAAGTGGATGACTTCCACCTCGCAGGGTCGAAGCTATATGAAGGCTTTGCATGTCGGCGATCCCGACATCAAGGTCAATGAGATTGCTTCTATGGTGAAGACCTATCTGCCCACTGATGCAATGCGTGATGATGCTGTTCGTGGCAAGTTCAATGTGGATACGCTGGAGCGGGCTATGCCCGATGCCGCACAGCGGCCTGACATCCATGCAAACGTGGCTGCGCTGGTTCACGGCGGTGATGGTCCGACCAACCTTCTGAAGAAGGCATCAGATAGTCTGATGCACATGACTGGTACCTTGCCAGATGATATTATTGTTCGGCACCCGCTGTACAACTCGCTGTACAAAAACCGTCTAACCAGCGATGTACAGTCGTGGATCAATCAGACCGGCCGTGATGTAACCGACAAGGGCACTCGCGACATGCTGGTTTCTGGCGCACATCTGGCAGCCAAGAAGGATCTGCAA